TAAATTTACGGATAATAAAGGCATTGTTTACAGCCTTGATGAGTTGAAGCGGTTAGAGCCTCAGGCTTTTGCTAGGGCTAGCTTATAGCGTCTTTTATTTTTTTAGATAGATAGTCAAGACGATTAGCTAATAATGTCAACTCAGGTTTACGAAAATCTTGCAATAGCATTTCGCTGTCTATAACGGATTCTAGCGATATTTGTGCTATTTCATCGTCTCCATCATGTACTGATATTTCTGCTTTGTCATCTATATATAAATCGTATCCACCAAGACCGTCAAATATCATTCTGACGTAGCTCTTCGCCGAGCTAGCTAATATTTTCTCGATATCTGGTAAAACACTATCATCAAGTATTGTAGTATCGTCTAAATCTATTCCGTAAGTTTGTATATTTGCCATATCACTACCCTCTATCTATTTAAATTTAAACCGACTGTCTTCAACACCCGTCTTATATATTTAGGGCTTACACCGCAAATAGCAGCATGAGGCATACTTGAGTTGAAATAAGTTATGGCAGATTGCAGATTGCCTATAAGGCCGTGTTTTTCTTACCTTACCATTGCCATCCTCTGATTTTATAACAGTCACTAAGTCCTTTATTGCCAGTGATATAATCTCTAGCATAAGCTGGCTTTCAGGTCGTTTATCGAATTCATAGCTTATTTTTCTAGCCGCTAGATTGGCCATTTTCGAGTTTGATAATGTATCGCTAGTCATTTTCTATCCTTTTGTAATTGATAACGAATTATAGATGTTGACTTATAGTCTGTATAATTGATTTTATTTATTATAAATAGTGATATAATAGGTTTTATAAATAACTCTGTGGGTTATAAATAGTCAGTGACTAGGATAAGCAATGATATTTAGAAATCAGTTCTTAAAGTATAAGCTTAACTTAAAAGAAGGCGATAACGAGGACGAAGGCGGTGGCGGTGGCGGTAAAGATTTACAGGCTCAGCTAGATAAGGCGCTATTAGATATTGATAAGATCAAAGCTAATAGAGATGAGTTATTAGGCGAAAAGAAAAAAGAGCAAGAAAGGCGCAGAGAAGCGGAAGCGCTAGCAGAAGAAGAAAAGCAAAGTAATTTGCTAAAGAATAAAGATTTTGAACAATTGTACACATCTAGCCAAGAAAGTAATAAGGCATGGGAAGACAAGTACAATAAGCGTGAAGAAAAGCTAAACGCAGGTAAAATCGAATCAGCCGCGCTTAAAATGGCTGGCGACATTGCAGATGGTGTAAATATTGAAAATTTAAGCACTTTTATAATGCCTCGCTTACGTTACACAGAGGACGGTATAAAGGTGATGGACTCAAGCGGTAATTTAACCGTGTCGAGTTTAGATGATTTAAAAGCTGAGTTTAAGGGCAATGCAAGGTTTGCATCTCTTATACGCGGCAGTCAAGCCTCAGGTAGCGGTGCTAACGGTGGCAAAAATGGAAGCGGTGCTTCAAAAGAAATGAGTCGTGATGAATGGGATAACCTTTCACACAATGATAGAAGTAAGTTTTCTGCCAATGGTGGCAAAGTAATTAATTGAGGATTTAAAAAATGGCTAATACTCTAACAGATTTAGCAGGTGATATTTACAAAGCGGCTGATGTCGTAGGTCGTGAGCAGGTTGGGTTTATCCCGTCTGTGACGATGAACGCAGATGGCTCTAATACAGCGGCAAAGGGTGACACGGTACGTTCGCATTTCACACGCGCTGCAACAGTTGGCGATAATACGCCATCTATGACCATTCCCCAGGGTACAGATCAAACGGTTGATAATAAGACATTAACTATGTCTAAAAGTCGTGGAGTTCCTATCCCTTGGACGGGTGAAGATAAGATGTCGGTTAATAACGGCTCTGGTTTCAGCACTATTTATGGTGACCAAATTGCACAAGCAATGCGAGCTATTACTAACGAAGTAGAAACAGATTGTTTTAATGCTGCTTATGTTGCGGCTTCTCGTGCTACTGGTGCGGCTGGTACAACTCCATTTGCATCAACATTGGTTGGCCCTGCAAAGGTTCGCCAGATAATGGTTGACAATGGCTGCGCTATGAGTGATGCATCATTGATTCTAAACTCTACAGCGGGTGCTAATTTACGCACATTAACCAATCTTACTGATGTTAGTCAGGCGGGTACTGATTCAACATTACGTCAAGGCATCTTATTGCCATTGAGTGATCTGAATGTGCGTGAATCTGCAAAGATTTCAACACACACTAAAGGCACGGGCACTTCATATACTTCTGCGACAACTGGCTATGCGGTTGGAACTACTGATATTCCCATCATCACGGGTTCAGGCACGGTTCTAGCTGGTGACGTTGTTACTTTCGCGGGTGATGCTAATAAGTACATTGTAACCACTGGCGTAGCTGCTGCTGGTACGATTACTATTGCAGAGCCTGGCTTACGTGAAGCGCTTGCAGCTTCTGCTGTAGCTATGACTATCGGTGATAGCTATACAGGCTCTATTGCGCTTGAACGTTCAGCGTTTGAGATTGCAATGCGAGCGCCTGCTATGCCTGAGGGTGGTGACGCTGCAATTGACCGCATGATGATTACTGACCCACGTTCTGGGCTATCGTTTGATGTGAGTCTTTATGTAGGCTTTCAGAAGTCGATGGTTAATGTCTCAGCGGTTTGGGGCGTCAAGGCTTGGAAGCCAGAGAATATCGCCACGCTCCTTGGCTGATAGGTAAACAGTTTGGGGGATTCGTTCCCCCTTTCTTTATTTTGAGGATGAATTATGAAATTAGAAACAGTAGAGATTGAAACAGAAGCAGGCCCAGTGGTTATTAATAAGTCTGATTTTGATGAAAAAACACATAAGCTATATAAACAGTCAGATAAGAAAGCTGACAAAAAGAATTCTAAACAGTCAGATAAGAAAGCTGACAAAAAGAATTCTAAACAGTCAGATAAGAAAGCTGACTAATGGCAACTATCATAGTTGAGGATGGGACGATAGTCAGCAATGCAAATAACAAGGTGTATTAAATGGCTCTAATTATAGAAGACGGCACAGGTAAAGCAGATGCACAGTCTTATGTGTCTGAGTCAGATTTAGTTATATATGCGGCGGCGAGAGGTGTAACTCTTACGTCCTCTACCGTGTCAGCTAGGGAAGCTATATTAGTTCAAGGAGTAGATTATGTAGAATCAAAATCATTTATCGGTGATAAGCGTACACAGGCTCAGTCCTTGCAATGGCCGCGTTATAACGTTGTTATAGATGATTTCACGGTAGACAGTGACGTTATCCCTCAGTTATTAATAGATGCGCTGTGTGAGGTTGCTATAAGCATTGATGGCGGGACAAATCCGCTTGCTAATTTAGGGCGTGAAACGATTATGGAAAAAGTTGACGTATTAGAAGTTGAGTACAGCAAATCAGCACATGCTCAAACGTACTTGACGGCTGCTGAAACTAAGTTAAGTAAGCTAGTAAAGAATATGAGTAATAGGGCTATCCGTGGCTAAACCATTGATATTAACCTTTGAAGTTGATAGACCTATTTTAAATCGTTTGATGGATGCTTTTGAAGATAAAGTATTAAAAGGCGAATTAACAGAAGATGAAGCAATTGATAAGATACTTGAGGACGGCTCATGGTTGATTCTGTCGGTTTAAAGTCAATTGCATCTAGTTTATTAGCTGATAACGGGCAAAGCCTAACCTTTAGTCGTGAGACATCAAGCGGGTTTGACCCTGCTACTGGCATTAATACAACTACTACAAGCACATATACAGGTTATGGCGCTGGGTTTGGTTATGCCGCGAGAGAAATAGACGGCTCTGTTATCAAAAAGGGCGATATAAGATTGATATTAGAAGCTACTGATACGGCTCCATTGAATGGCGATACTGTTGTTTACGACTCAGAGACTTATCGTGTTATGGATATTGAAAAGGTCAAGCCTGCTACGATAGCGGTGCTTTATAAGTTGCAGTTAAGACGATGAGTTTCGGCGGTGATTTAGGGAAGTTTACTGATAAGGTCGAAGAGGCAACAACAAAAGTGCTTAGAGGTTCTTCATTAGAGGTATTAAGTTCAGTTATAAGGCGTACCCCGGTTAAAACAGGACGGCTTCGCGGTAATTGGCAAACGTCTTTAAATAGCATGGCTTCTGGTGAAGTTGATGACAGAGAATCTGCGGCATTAAGCAGGGCTAAATCAGAAACAAGCAAGATGAAGATAAGTGACGCTATTTACATGATGAATAATTTACCATATGCACAAAAGATAGAGGATGGCAGTAGCGCACAAGCGCCTAGCGGGATGATCAGATCAACTATTTTAGAATGGATGGCAGTGGTTAATAAAAAAGCTAGGGAGAATAAAGTTTAATGTCAGTATTTTACGACTTATCCTACGCACTAGATAACAATCTAAACACAATGGCTGGCCTGCCTCCAGTTGCATGGCAGAATAAAGGATATAAGCCTGTAAATGGCACGTTATACCTACGCCCAACATTGATACCCGCAGATTCAAATGTGGCAACGATTGGCGCAGGCACAGACATTAATCAAGGCATTTATCAAATAGATATATTTAGCCCTTTAGATGAGGGTAAGAATGAAGCCATGCTGATGTCTGACGCGATAGCTGAACAGTTTAAGCGAGACAAAGAACTAGTGTATAACGGGCGTACAGTTACGATTAGAAGTACATCTCAGCGTATCATGCCTAATGATGATAGCTGGGCGCATTATATGGTAGAAGTTGTTTATTATTCTTACACAGGTAAGAGGTAGTTATGAAAAAGATTAAATTGTATTCCCCTAATGGGAAAGGTGAGGCAGAAGTTCATGCTCATCAAGTTGAAAATTTAAAATCAAAGGGCTGGACTGAAAAGCCAGCTAAACAAGTTAAACAAAAAAAGGTAGAAGAAAATGGCGACATTTAATGGTAATGGTGGAATAGTTAAAACAGGTTCAAACGCAATAGCAGAAGTATTGGATTTTAGTGTTGATGAAACGGCAAACACAGTTGATGATACCGTGCTTGGTGATGTTGCTACAACTCATCTTGAGGGATTACATAGTTGGTCTGGCACAGCAAATTGCTATTGGGATGATACGGATACAAGTGGCCAAGTTTCATTGACTATAGGCTCTAGTATTACCCTTAATTTGCAGCCAGAAGGTGACACTACAGGCGATGCTCTATTGAGTGGTACGGCAACAATTACAGGAATTGGCATTGCAGTATCGAATGATACAACAATTACTCAATCATTCACGTTTACCGGCAATGGTGTACTTGTTATCGGTACGGTTCCAGCATAATGGATATATCTAGCCTATACACGGCTGATAGACACAATGAAGGCGCTAAAATGCGGGTAATTGATGAGATGGGTCAACAGACTGATTTCTTCATTACCTTAGCAGGTCAAGATTCTGACATCTGGATTGATCACACTCGTAAAAACCAGCATAAAGCTATCCGCAAAATGCTGGATAAAAGCGAAGATGATGAGAAAGACAATAGTAATCTTGAGATGATACTTGAAGCGACTTTAGCATGGGAAGGTGTAGAGATTGAATTCTCAAAAGAAGCAGCTTTAGTTTTGTATCAGAAAGCGCCCTATATCGTTGATCAAGCCATACTGTTTATCAACAACCGTGTAAATTTTATCGTGAGCTAATTACTGAATTTATAACCTACGCTAAGTGGATGATTAAAGCTCATACATGCCAGCAAGGATTTAAAAAGACGCGATTAGCTACACAATTAGAGATACAGAAGCGCACGGGTAAGCCTAGCAGTTTTATAGCTGATAAGCCTAAATGCCCTTATGAAATGCTGTATTTATGGGATTTATACAATAAGGTATTAAAAGGATGTGAAACAGTAGGCTATGTTGAGCTTAACGCATTTAATAGCGTATCTGGCTATAAGTTAAATAATCAAGAAATCGACATATTAATAGAAGTCGATATATTAAGGCGTAGACGCGATGACTAGCATAGCCAGCTTAGGCATAAAAATAGAAGCAAAGGACATTAAGAAAGCCGTTGCTGAATTAAAACGTCTTGAAAATAATGGTAAGAAGGCAGAAGCAGGCGCTAAAAAGCTAAGGAAGTCATACTTAGGATTGGGTTCTGCTATTTCCGCCTTAGGAATTGTCGTACTCACAAAAAAGCTAATCAATCAGGTTAGCACCTATCAAAGTTTAACCAACAAATTAAGATTAGTTACAGATAGCACGACTGAATTAGTACAGGTAACAGAGGCGGTTAATCAGGCTGTTGCAATTTCAGGCGTAGAGGCGGCTAGTGCAAGCGCTGCTTTATTCCAGTTAGGACAAGGCTTAGCTGCTGATGCTTTGAGAGGTCAGGAATTAAACTCAGTCATGGAGCAAACGCCACGTCTAGCACGGGCTATTGCTGATGGGCTTGGCGTTGAGATTGGCGCATTAAGAGAAATGGCAGCAACGGGGGCATTGACGGCAAAGGTTGTAACAGATGCGTTAAGAAGTCAATCAGAAGTATTAAGGATTGAGTTTGCAAACACAGAAAAGACCATCTCACAGGCATACCAGCAAATAGAAAACGCAGGATTAAAAGTATTCGGCTCTATTGAAGGCGGTGAGCTTGTTGAGTCTATGGATGAGTTTAGACAAATTCTATCCGACCCAACCACAGTGGAAGGCCTGCAAAGTCTAGCTGCTGCAATGATGACGCTAGCAACGGCAGCGGTTCAAATGGCGGCGGTAACAGGGAAAGCATATAAAGAAATTGCAGATGAATCAAAAGTAACAGGTCAATGGTTTTACGAGTATCAAAAAGGGAATATTACATTCTTTGAATGGATGACAACAGGAAATGAGGCCGCATCGAAGAGAATAAAAGAGATTCGCGGTCAATATGAAGGCGTTGCAAAAGAAATAGGAAAAATCACAGGCTCAGGTGGTGGTAAGACAGATGCGCCCAGTATAAGCCCAGCAATTGAAGCTGAAAATCTTAAAAACGCTGAGTTGATGCAAATAGCTGAGAACTTTCAAGAGCTTCATAAGCAGCAAAGAATACAGGACGCACTAGATGAAGAAAACTATCAAATAAAGCTAACAGAAACAGGCAAATCCGCTATGCAATTACGCATGGAGGATATAATAGCATTTGAGGAAGAGAAGGCCGCTTTTATACAAGAAAAAACACAAGAAGATTTAGCCATGCAGGCCGATCTATCGCAGGCTAAAATCGGGCTATTAGGCAATGTTGCAAGTGCAGCCACAGGCTTTTTAAGAGCAACAGGAAAAGAAAGCACTAGCGCAGGCAAGATGATATTTGGAATGACAAAAGCCCTTGCTGTTGCTCAATCAATAATAAATACGCAGGTTGCTATAACATCAGCAATGGCTATGCCTATGGGCACAGGCCTACCATTAATCCCTTGGATAAAAGCAACGGGATACACATCAACAGCATTGATAGCCGGTACAGCTTTAGCTGGTCAAGCCCATGATGGTATGGACTTTGTAAACAGCACAGGCTCATACCAATTAGAAAAGGGCGAAATGGTAGTGGACAAGGGCACGTCTAAAGAAGTGCGCGAAGGATTAACCGGCGGCAACAAATCTGTTAATATTACAATCAACTCAAACGACTCTCAAAGTGTAGCGGATATGTTCACGAATAATCGGGATGCTCTTTATAATACTATTGTTGACGCGATGAATGAGGAAGCAATATGAGTACATTCCCGACTTCACCGCTCCCAGTTACCTTTGATGTAGAATCGAATCAGCCTGTAATAGTTAATGTGTCTGAGTCTGGAAAGCGTCAAGCGCGTTTAATTGGTGGGCATAGATGGCTGATTAAATTAACCTACCCAGTTATGGAGCAAAGCACATTCGCGCCTTTTGATGCATTTATTATGTCGATGGATGGGCAGTTAACATCGTTTGATTACACTTCACCAGTTGATAATTTGGGTACATGGATAAGCGCCACACCATCTGTGAATGGCATACACGCCTCAGGTGCTGAAACGGTGAGCATGAACCTAACAGCAGGTCTAACGGTCAAGGCTGGCGATATATGGAGGCCTGCCGGACATAATAAAGTCTATAAGATCGTAGCAGATGCAGTATCGGTGGCTGATGTTATTTCTATCAGCATTAAACCTGCTTTAATCTCAGCACTTGCTGACCTTGAAGCCGTTACGCATACATCAGTTATTTATCATGTAGCCATTAAAAATAAGTTTAAATTCAAAACTACTAAGCCAATGCACTTTAAATTTTCGCTTGAATTAGAAGAAGCATTATGACAGATCGCAATTTATCAGCGGGTGCGCTTACTGAGCTTGCTTCATCGTCATTAGAGTTCTATCACTTGGTAAGATTTGATTTTTCTACACCGCTTTACTATACAACTGCGCCGCGTGATATTACATACGACTCTAAAAGCTATATAAGTAATGTCATTGTGTCTAAAATCCCAGACTTTAAAGAGTCAATGAGGATTAAACCAGCTACGATTAATATTGATTTTGCAGGTTCAACTACTGCTACTCATGCGCTGCCTTTAACGAATAATTATAGAAATATAGAAGTTTATATATATAGATATTTGGCCGACACAGGTGAAAGTTTTTTAGTGTTTAAAGGTTTTTTAGATTCGTATTCATCAAAAGAAAATATAAAGAAAGGAACATCAAAAGTAAGCTGGAAAATATCTAATCATTGGGCTAATTTTGAAGCTACTAATGGTCGTTTGTGTAATGACGAAAACCAGATAGATTTATATGCAAGTGATCGGTTTTTTCAGTATGTTGATGTGACTGATGGAATTGAAGCATGGTGGGGGTCAAAATCAAAAGCAGTAGCGACAACAGTTAGCACGTTTTTAAATGATTACACCTCAAATTATATAAGAGTGCCCACATATAACACATCAATATTGTTTGATGTAGTTGACGCCTATCGCGCTGTAGATAATAAGTTTAGACAAAACGAAACCGAAGTAGGCACTATGCTACCAGTTATTTATGGGAAAGCAGTGGTTCCAGGCATCCCCATTTTCAGAGATATAAGCGGCTTAAATGGTGAGTATTTATGGGTGGTCTACGCATTGTCAGAAGGTGAATGCACATCTATAGATGATATTTTATATGATGGCAAAAGCTATACAGATGGAAGCATATCAAGTTATGTAAGTGCGACATTCCACAGCGGCACGACTACACAAGCTGAGGACTCAGGATTGATTGCAGCGTCTACAGTATGGGCTGCTGAGAATAGAAATGGCTATGGTGTTTGTTATGCGGTAATAAGATACACATATAACGAGGACATATGGAGTGGTGAGCCTTCGCCTACTTTTATAATTAATGGCAAAAAATGCACTCCTATCGGGGGTGGCACGGCTGTATGGACTCAAAACCCAGTTATTATACTAAGTGATTATTTAACTAATTCCACATACGGCAAAGACTTAACAACGGCTGATTTAGATAACTTCTCATCTGCTTCGACTTATGCGGCTACGCTTAAAACAGACCACAGCGGCGGCTCGCCTACAACCATTGCAAGATTTGCATTTAATGGCGCAATAAGCGCATCAAATAGCATTAAAAAGAATGTTGATGCGATGTTGTTTAGCATGATTGCTGGCTTACCGTGGGTGAATGGTAAGTATAAGCTTGTTATTCAAAGAGATGATGAAGCGCCTAGTTACACATTCGATGATGACAATATAACCGATACTTTCGAGCTTCGAGACTCAGATATAAAAGACCATGCAAATCAGGTTTATTATAAATATGTAACTGAGACAGGGCGTGATTTCACGGTTAATACATCGCTTTCAACGGCTACGATAAATAGTGAAGATAACGGGCGTGTTAATCGCAAAACAATGGCGAATGACTATGAGAATAATTATTATCGCGCATTAAATAGAAGCAACACGGCGTTAAAGGTATCCAGAGATCAATTAGGTGTATCAATAACAACCAGCAAAGCTGACTCTATTAGAAACGAAACAGGTGACGTGGTAGGGATTACCCGAGCATCACAAGGTTGGACAGATAAGCCTTTCAGAATTACCGGCATGACCATGCTTAAAGAGGGTGGGT